GAATTGTTTAACGACTCTTTCAAAGGTTTTGAATTTAAAGTCAATGACAATAAAAGTGTAGTTTACTCTCCGGGTTCAGTAGATCAGTTAAGAAAGAATGATATTAATTCATTTATTTCAAAACATCTAAACGATGAAGGTTTCTTAAAAGATGCAAGCCAATATCATAGAGCCTTGTCTATAGCAAGTAATCCAGAAAAGTTCGCTAAGTTTTTTTACGAGCTAGGAGCTTCAGAAGCTGTGGAAGATGTATCCAGAAAAAGTAAAAACATTAATATGGATATACGACAATCTCCACAATCTACTCCAAAGCCAGGGATGAAAATAAGAGCACTTGATCAGGATTCAGGTAGAGGCTTAAAGATTAGAAGTATTAAAAAAAAGAATTAAAAAATTTTAAAAATTAGAAATTATGGCAGGATCTGTTCAAGCAACCCCAGGATTCGACTTACAGCCGTCAGCGGAACAAGTCGCACTATCCACAAACTATATCACTAATTTCGATTTCTTAAACCAGTATTTACCAGATACTTACGAAAAAGAATTCGAGAGATATGGAAACCGTACTATCTCTTCTTTCCTAAGATTAGTTAGTGCTGAAATGCCTACCAACTCTGACCTTATCAAATGGGCTGAGCAAGGTAGATTACACACAAAATATACGCAAGTTGGTACTGCAGCAACAGCTGCAGATAATAATGCTATATTCCAAGTTAATGACGCTCTAGATCCAGGTACTGGAAGTATCGCTATCAGAGTAGGTCAAACTTTAGTTATCAACCAAAATGACGCTAGTGGACAAAACAAAGCTGTTGTTACCGCAGTTGATACTGCAAACGATCAATTTACTGTAGCTTTCTATGAGGCTGGTGGTTTAGTAACTACTGGTACTGGATTAGGAAACGCTGATGTAACTATATTTATCTATGGTTCTGAATTCAAAAAAGGAACTAACGGAATGGTTGGATCTTTGGAGTCTGATGATTTCATCTTCGACAACAAGCCAATTATCATCAAAGATAAGTACGCAGTATCAGGTTCTGATATGGCTCAAATCGGGTGGATTGAAGTAACAACTGAAAACGGTGCAACTGGATACCTTTGGTATTTAAAGTCTGAGCACGAAACTCGTTTACGTTTTGACGACTATTTAGAAACAGCTATGATTGAAGCTGTACCTGCTGAAGCAGGATCTGGTGCTTCAACTGTACTAGGATCTGGCGCAGCTGGAGAAGGTGGATCTAAAGGTCTTTTCTACGAAGTGGAAAACAGAGGAAACGTTTGGGCTGGTGGTAATCCAGATGCTCTTGCGGATTTCGATAGCATTATCGATAGACTTGACAAGCAAGGATCTATTGAAGAAAATGTTATCTTCTTAAACAGAGATTTCGGATTCGACATTGACGATATGTTAGCTGCTCAAAACTCTTACGGAGCTGGCGGTACTTCATATGGTCTTTTCGACAACGATGAAGAAATGGCTCTTAACTTAGGTTTCACAGGATTCCGTAGAGGATATGACTTCTACAAGTCTGATTGGAAATACTTAAACGATCCAACAATGAGAGGCGGATTATCTTCTGACTCTGTAAATGGTATCTTAGTACCAGCTGGATCTACAAGTGTATACGATCAGGTTCTTGGTAAAAACGCTAAAAGACCTTTCTTACACGTTAGATATCGTGCTTCTCAAACAGAAGATAGACGTTACAAGTCTTGGATCACTGGTTCAGCTGGTGGAGCAAGAACTAGCGACTTAGATGCAATGGAAGTAAATTTCTTATCAGAAAGAGCACTTTGTGTATTAGGAGCTAACAACTTCTTCTTATTTACTGACTAGTAAATATTTAACCTAAATATGGGAGGCGAAAGGCATGCATGCAAACGCCCTCTGAGTAGCCTCCCTTTTTTTTAACTTTAATTTAAATGAAATGAAAAAATCAGTAACACTTACCGATAAAGTTTATAAACTAAAAAGAGACGTAGCACCTCTTAGCTATGTTATTGCTTCTCGCAATAAAAGAAAAAAACCCTTATATCATTTTGACGGAACTCAAAACAGAGCTCTTCGTTATGCTAAAAACCAAAAAAGTCCATTTGAAGATGAACAAGATGGAAATCTGATTATGGAACCTATAGTATTTGAAGATGGCTTCTTAAGAGTACCAAAAGAAAATCCAGTACTTCAAGAGTTTTTATCATTACACCCAGATAACGGAAAGAAATTTATTGAAGTAAACAAAGAGCAAGACGCTCAAGAAGATTTAGAAACTATAAACTACGAAGTAGACGCTTTAATTGCAGCAAAAGGACTTAGCATATCTATTATGGAAAACCTAGGTAGAGTTATGCTAGGATTAAAGGTAGACAAATTATCCAGTGCTGAATTAAAAAGGGATGTCTTACTTTACGCCAAAAGAAGTCCTAGAGAGTTCTTAGAAGCCATAGATGATCCAATGGTTAAGATTCAGAACATGGTTGTAAAATGCTTTGAAGCTTCATTACTTGGCATGCGTAACAAAGGCAAAGACGTTTATTTCAACTTAAAAGATAACAAGTCAAAACTTCTAACAGTTCCTTTTGGAGAAGATCCGGTTTTTATCGTGGCTTCATACTTGAACTCTGAAGATGGACTTGAAACTTACAAACTACTAGACAGTAGATTATCAGAATAAATTTCTCTCGTTTTTATTGTTCTCAGTTGAAAAGGCACTCTAAATTTTTAGAGTGCTTTTTTTTGTATATTTGTATTGTTTAATCGATTAAATTTTTAAAAAATGGCAAAGTACATTACCTTAGACACAGCAAGCGATGGGGTTGTTCACATTAACACTGACGACATCCTATACGCTGAAACCGTAAGCTCTACAGAAGGAGATATTTTCCTAAAAGGTGGAGCTAAAAAAATTACTGTAACAGGAACAGGACTAACTTCTGGATTTGCAGAAAATGTAAACGCAGCTTTAGTTAGAGCAGCAAAAACTGGCTACACAGCTGTAACTTCTCCTGTGAGCACAACCCCAGGATTAGTTTTTACTAGCGTTGCAGTAGTATAAAACATTTGTTTGGTTACTTAAAGAGGTATGCAAAAAAGCGTGCCTCTTTTTTTTTGTTATCTTTGTAAAAACATTTATAAAATGATAAATGAAGTAAGAAACATAGTACTTGCTGTAATCAATAAAAATAATTACGGATACATATCTCCAGGAGATTTTAATTTATATGCACAACAAGCTCAATTAGATATATTTGAGGATTACTTTTATTTTTACAACTCACAAATAACAAAAGAAAATCTAAGATCATCTGGAAGTGGATACGCTGATATCAAGAAAGGATATGAAGAAGTGATAGACAGCTTTTCTAGAATTAAGGAGCTAACCAATAGCGGCAACAATATTTATTCATTACCAGATGATTATTATTTGATAAATACGCTTATTTACAATAAAACGACAGAAATTGAAAGAGTATCTCAAGCGAAAATTACAATGCTTAACATGTCTAATCTTACAGCTCCTAGCACGATATTTCCAGCTTATGTATTAGGCGGTGCTACTGATAGCGAGATAGGCAACACAGTAACTGTTTATCCGGCAACTATCACCGGTGCTAGTTCAGTTGAGGCTAATTATGTTCGATACCCTAAAGATCCTAAATGGACTTTTATAAAACTAGAGGGCGGAGAGCCTATATTTGAGCCTAATCAAGGAGATTTTCAAGACTTTGAGCTGCCTAAAAGCGACATGATAAACTTGGCTTATAAGATATTACAATACGCAGGAGTTTCGATTGGAGAGAATGAGGTTTACACTTACGCTCAAAACGAACAAGTTGAACAAAACAATGAAGAAATAAGATAAGATGGCATACTTAACAGGATATCAATACTACGAAAACAACGGTAATATTCCAGAAGATGAAAATTGGGGAAGTTACCAGTATGTTTCTTTGAAAGACATAGTAAACAACTTTATGTTAATGTATCAAGGTAATCATGAGCTTATCAATAACATTGATAGAAATAAGGTTACTTTCTTTGCTAAACGAGCAATACAAGAACTAAATTACGATGCGCTTAAAGAAACCAAGATATTACAATTAGACGTTTGTGATAATCTTAGATTTGTGTTGCCTCCAGATTATGTTAATTGGGTTAGAATATCTATGTTTAAAGAAGGAGTACTTTTACCTTTGACTGAAAACATTCAAACCAATTGGGCTAAATCTTATCTTCAAGATAATAACTGTAGAATTTTATTTGATAACAAAGGCGACATACTTCTTCCTTCGGATTACAGTTCTTTAGTTGATAAATACAGAATAGACAAATTAACACCAAGCATATATCTAAATGAAGGAAGTCCATATTATGGAGTTGAAGGTTTTTGCTGTGATGGAGATTGGTACTTTCAGTATCCTATCGGAGCTAGATACGGACTTAATACAGAGACAGCAAATCAAAACCCAACTTTCAAGATCGACAAGGCTGGTGGTGTTATAAACTTTAGTTCTGGTGTAGCTGGAGAGTCTATAGTATTAGAGTATGTATCAGACGGTATGCATCAATATGAATATGTATCAGATGGAAACGGTGGATATAGAGTAATACCAAATGATGATAAAGTAGGTGTTAACAAGCTATTTGAAGAATATGTTTACGCCCACATCAAATACATGATACTAAGCAATAAGTTAGGTGTTCAAGAATACATCGTACAAAGATCTAGAAAGGAAAAATCAGCGTTGCTTAGAAACTCAAAACTAAGACTGAGCAATATACATCCAGGTAGATTGTTAATGAATTTAAGAGGTCAGCAAAAAATAATAAAATAAATGAAACTATCTTCTAATTTTGTATTAGGGAGAATGAACAAATCTATAGACGAAAGACTTGTTCGCCCTGGAGAATATATCGATGCGGTAAACGTTAGGTTGGGTTCAACTGAAGATACAGAGATAGGCTCAGTAGAGAACTCAAAAGGAAATACCTTACTTGTTGACGCTGGTGTTTATAACGGTACACGTTTAGCTAATCCAAGAACTATCGGAGCATATGAAGATGGAACTAACGAAATTATCTATTGGTTTATAGCCTCTGATGATCTTGATATGATAGTATCATACAATGTGAGAAACTCACTATTTACGCATCATGTTGTTTCAGCGACAGTTTTAAACTTTGATAAGCAATACCTTATAACAGGAGTGGTTTTAGTTAATGACCTATTAATTTTTACAGACAACTTAAATCCACCAAGAAAGATAAACATAAACAGAGATTATCCAACTCCTAATTTTGGCGTGGATCAAATAACAGAAGAAGACATTAATCTTATTGTTAAGCCGCCAGAAAACCCACCTTCAGTGTCTTTGTTTAATAATCCAGGTACAGAAAACTTTTTAGAAGATACCTTTGTTCAATTTGCTTACAGATATAAATACAAAGACGGAGAATATAGTGCAATATCTAGATTTACAGATGTTGCGTTTTCACCAGGAAGTTTCAATTACGATGCAACTAGAGCAGGTAATAGCGGAATGCAAAATGCATTTAATGCAGCTAAAGTTACTTTTAATACTGGAGACTCAAATGTTATAGGTATTGATTTGCTTTTTATAGAAAGCAACAAGCCTTCTGTAAATGTTATAGAAAGATTTGATAAAAAACAATACGGATACTCAGACAATCAAGAAGTTGATTTTGTGTTTGCTAATGGACAAGTCTATACGGTTTTACCAGAAAGTGAGATACTAAGACTATTTGACAATGTGCCATTAAAAGCCAAGGCTTTAACCCTTATGGGAAATAGACTGATGTTTGGTAATTACACTGAAGGATACGACTTAGTGGATGAAAACGGAGCTCCGATCAATATATCTTTTGAAGCAGATTTAATTCAAGAAGAGTTTGGATTTTCATCCGCAGAAATTGAGTTGCCATCTGTTCAATACACATTAGGATTGGCTTATAATCAGCCAGAAGCAAGTATTGAGCTTACATTTGATGAAGATATTGAGCTAGTAAGTGGCGCTGGTTTAAGTGTGGTATTTAATATAACAGGTGCTTTTATAAACGGAGACGATGGCACTGCTACCAAAAACACTACTACAAATAGAGTTGAATTTATATACAATTTAGAAAACAACTACTTAAATGTTTATGAGCTTGTTAATTCACAAGAATTTAGGGATGCTGTAACTAGTGATCCTTTAACACCTATAACTGATTGCGGTTCAGCTAATCAAGGAACAACTTGGACAGATATATTAGTTTGTACTCTAGCCAACACACCGCCTATCGATACATCATTTAATTGGGTTGCCGATGAGTACGGTATAACATCTATAGGTCAAGGCATACAGATTCAGTCAAATATAGCTGAGCCTAATAAGTTTACATTAGTTTTACCAGCCATAAGATTCACAGACTCTGGAAGCTTTATTTATCAATATTACGAACTATCATCACCAGATAGTGTATTTTCAGAACAAGGAAATCCAAGCTCATTGCATAGTAATAGAGATTATGAGGTAGGCATTGTTTACATGGATGATTATGGAAGAAGTTCAACAGCTCTTACATCTATAGATAATTCTGTTTATACGCCTGCAGATTCATCGATTACAAAAAATAGCATACAAGTAACAATACCAGTTCAACAAAAGCCTCCAAGCTGGGCTACCAAATATAAGTTTGTACTTAAAAGAGTTCAAGCAGACTACGAGACTATATACTCTCAAAGCGTATACACTTGTCCAGATTGTGAAAACATTTACTATTATAAATTAGAAGGAGACAATCAGACTAAGGCAGCTGTAGGAGA